CCGTGGAAACGTGTGTTTACGTCATCTTTTTGCGCCAGGATAAAAGCAATAATGCCGGTTACAAAAAAGCCGACGTAAGCAAAGGCGGCGGTTTGCCTTTCATTTAAACCAAAAATTCCTTTCATAATAAGTACCTCCGATTTTATTTAACATTGATATATACGGTGAAGGGTTTAGTTAGTCTGAAATTAATTCGAAAGATAATAATCCATTTCAGTTTTGGGATGTTCCGCGTTATAATATTTTCCGTAAAATTATTTATTACAGGTCATCCCGCTTTTCAGAGGTCGGACTGAGCGCGTTCTGCCTCATGCTTTAACTTTAAGGTTTTTGATAGAAGCGGACGCTGTTTGCATATCCAACGATTTAATTATGAGTTATAAAGCTGCCGTTTATTTGTATTACAGTATTACTGTCTTGTAATTCCTCGTTGGACATTAAAGAAAAAATAGAGCCGTCACTGTTTATCCTTATTCCCTGTTCGTTTGCAAACGCAAGGTTATCCGCAATTATGTGTCCGCCCACGGAAGCTCCCCAAAATATATTATTATTAAATAACGGCCGGTAACCGGGCGGCAATACCCCTATCAGACTGGTTGTTGGCGCGTCTAGGCGGTTATTTGTCCTAAATGCTCCGAAGAAATACACAATTTGACCTATTTTACAGTACGCAAATGGGAAGAGCCCAGACTGACGCGCCCACCCGTCTTCAAGTTGAACGGGTTTGATGTCTTGTTCGCTTACCGCTGGCATTTCACCGGGTGGGCCTTGTTCACCCGGCGGGCCATGGGGGATGTCCATAATCCTAAGTTCATCCACAATTTTATTTGCCGCATTACGCGCATCATTTGCTTCGTCAGAAGCGGTTACTGCTTTGTCGATAGCCTTTTGTAATTGTTTCCGCAGGTTTTCTATTTCATTGTTAAAGAAACGGCCGTCCGATGCTGATAGATTGGTGAGACTTGGCGTCACCGTAAAAGTGAAATGGTTTGTGGCGAGGTTTTTGTCGTCTGAAAAACGCAGGTCTAATTGTCCGGATACGATGCCGTATCTTGCCAGCGCTTCGGGTGGTAAAGTGCATACGATACCGTCATCTTCAATGCGGCATGGAACTTGTGCCAATGCTTGGTTATTGTAGCTGTAAGTGGCCGTTGCCGAATCAAAAAGAGCGTAGCTAAGTTCTTCTCCACCGTCCAATATTCTAAATTTAAAGTTAATTGAGTTAATGTTACCCTGGTTTATTGCGAGGTTTGGTAAGGCTATTTCATTGACCATTAATTCTAGGTCAAAATTTCTTGTTATCATTTAAAATCCTCCAACTATGACTTCATTGAGGACGATTACCCTATCATCTACTTGCGGCACGTATGATTTTATGTATGGGTAGGGTTTTTCGCTCGGGGTTTCTTCGCCGGCGAAACGTAGGAAAAGTTGATGTGCCTGCACGTCTGCGACGGTTGCATATTCTATCTTTGCTTCATATATCATCGTTTATAGTCCTCCGTATTATATTTCTTTCGCACATGTCTAATAGATTACTTTACGGACTTCGTGCGTCATTATATTGCCGTTTGGGGTTATATCTATACTCCATGCAGTTTGCAAGTATTTCGCAGGATCTAACCCAATATCGGGCACGTTTAAGAAAACAGTTTTGTAAGAACCGTGCCCTGGCCGAGGCAGAGTTTTAAAGCGTAAACGGCTTGCCATAATCGTTTCCTCTCGAGAAGCGCGTTTTGCCAATGCTTCTAAAATTGACGAGTTAGGTACGGAAGGTATCTGTGCAAAGTTTACAATGCGCCGCCCCCTTCGTAACGTAGAAAAAGGGCAAAGGGGGTTATCGTTGACATATACGGCCGTTATCTCTTCGCGGTTGATGTTTAACGCTACTCGCGTAAATACATTGGCGATGTCGTTTAGGTTATCCGTTTCTTCAAATTCCGGTAAAAAGAGGCTTCCGTCTTCGTAGATTATATCTATTTTCCTTTCAAGTGGGTCTATGTATGGTTTGGCGGAAAAAATGCCGTTTTCGTCGGCATAGATATCTGTGTAGTTCAGGTGTAAAAGTAGGTTGTTTATTGCATCTAAAACCTTTGTGCCCGCAGCAAACTCCAAAGCATCGGGCGTGGACAGATTCGAGTGCGGAACGGCGTTTAGCGGAAACCCGGCGGTCGACAATAGGCGGTGAATTACGTCGGTATATTTGCTGTTTGCTGGGACATAGAAGCGTGACGAAAATCTGTCTTCGTTCAAAATACGTGTTTTATCGTATCCTGTTATTAAGAGTTTTTTGTTTGCGCCATTCTTGATTCGCCGTGGTGTCGTTAGTAAAAATATACCTACCGCGTACTTAGTGCCGTTATCGGTTAGCCATATTTTTAACCTGTTGTTTAGAAAGTCTATTTCAAAACCTGCTTCGGTAAGTTCGAAGATGGCCGTGGTTTTTATTCTGCGGTTTTCGTTGTAAATGATCTTGGCGGAGACGCATTTAATCTCTTTTATCTTTGCTTCATTTCTGTCCAATAAATCGAAATGGAACATTTTAAGCTCCTTCCGTTTCAATAAATTCAAATGAGACTACCGTGTTTCCGCAAGGTGCAGCGGCCATACGCAACGCGCCGGTTACCGAACCACATAATGTGCCGAAACGTCTATCACGTAGCATTAGCGGTTTGGCGGTTAAAATAAGCTCTTTAAGTTTTTCTGTTTCTGCTATACTGCATAGGTAAGACAAAAGCAGTTTGCGCCTTCTTGCATGCCCAAACTGCGCGTATGGTTTTTCCTTTCCCACAAGCTGTATAAAGGAAGTTCCAATTTCGTTTACTTCAACCTTCGCCGCTTCGTCATCCGCCAGGAGGCGGAGCTTTACTTCGGCGGGTGTGTTATATGGGCTGATAAGGGTTTCGTCAAAATCAACAGAAGCTGCCGCCGTATTTGAATCCGAAAAGCCATTGCCGTTTTTATTAATAAGGCGGGTAAAATAAGAATATAAAACATAAGGTGCGGCGGTGTGGTCGGTATAACTTACCGTGCCATTATCCGGGTTAATGGAAATTTTATCTATCTCTGTAAATACACCTAAATCAAGGCGGGTGCGGTGGATAATCAGTTCGTATCCATCGGTGCTTATCTCATCACATATCTTGTAAGCAAGCCGTATGCCGCACATGCCACCTGCCGTTGCCGTAAGGGTTATTGGTGCAAGTACGGGTGTGTTTACGGTAAAGGCGTAACTCGCCTTGTCTGAAAGAAAGCCAAAAACATTGCGGATACGTAAAGAAACCGTGTAATTGCCATTCGTGAACAGTTTGCCGCTTTTATATAAAAAGTCGCCGGTGAAGGCGCGCTCACCCGTTGCGTGTACGGCGTTGCCTAAGTCATCGATAAACGTTATTTCCCATGATATAAGTCCTTCTGCCGAAAAACTCACGTGAGGGTAATTACCTCCTGTAACGGCAACGATAGCCGGCATCGCGGGTAAACCAACAGTCCAAAACCGTTCTGTGACGCTCCATGGACTTATGTCGCCCAAAGAACCTTTAGAACGTACGCGCCACTCAACGGCTGTCTGCGTGGTTATCGGATCCGTGCGTGCGCTTATGCCTTCGGTATTTATGGTGCGCCAATCACCCCCGTCAATACGGTACTCAACCTCGTGTCCGCCTGCCGTAGTTTCGTATGAGGAGTTAAACCGCCACTCTAAAAATGCGCCTTCTCTTGCGTCAACCGCGATGTTTAGCGGATATACGAGAATAGGAGCGAACGGTGGCGTAGCTGCTAAGGTGAAGAATGCCGTTTCGGAAAAATCCGACGTTCCGAGGTTGGATACGGATTGCACGCGCCATTCTATCGTTTGTCCCGCAGTAAATGTGCCGGGTGCGAAGCTGTGCGAATTTAATGAGTCGCGTAGCGGCATTGCGGTCCACGCTTCATTTGTGCCGTAATGCAAAATACTTTCGGTTTGTTCGTTTGCCGGAGCTTGTGGGTTTCGGTTAAACGACCAAGAAAGGTATATCTCTGAGTTCGGGTTGCGGTTTACTCCATTTGGTTGAAGTGTACCGGGAGGTAATGGGTCAAATTTTTCATATGCGATAACCAGCCTACATTCAGAATAGTTACAATTTACAAAACCGCCGGCCACGTTTTGCGGGTTAAATTGTAGGTAATAGGCTACGCGGTTGTTCTCCGTCAAAAGCTCCCTGTCCGAAAATATGTTAAATTCTTGGTTTCTGGCAAGGTTGTTGATGCCAGTTTGGGTAAAGTTTCCAACGATACGTGCGTCAGATACGCCGCTGTAGGTATAACCGCCAGTTATAAGTGTTCCCGTGCCTGTGAGCGTATTTTGCGTCTCCAGGCGTACAAGTAAGCGTAAGCCGAGTATGCGGTAGTTAGATAGGTTAGGTATATCAAACACGATGCCGCCGTTTCGGCGTTGGTTGTTTACAAAGCCGATTTGCGTATTGCCGGGTACTATCTCGTTTTCCTGCCATATTGGGTGGCTTGTTAAGCCTAAAATTGGTTGTAATATTATCTCATGTCCCATAAATTACCCCTTGGTTAATGAAGAACAATGGTTCTTCACAAAATATATTTTAAACAGCGGTTTTTGTGGCGTGCTGGCATCGCCACGCGGTATAAAGGATGTACGTACGGTACTTTCATTATCGCCGGAAGATGAAAATCGAAAGCCACCCGCACATACAGGGTTAAGAAGCTCTATTACCAAATAACCGCCGCCGCTGATATCGCCGATCCAAATCAAATTATCGAAAGAATTGTTTAATGGCGCACGGTGCATGTCTAAATAACTTACGAATTTGTCTTGTTTGTCCGTATCCATAGCTTCAAAGCATAACTCAAAGATTTTTGGTGAAAATTCCAAAAGTGTTGTAGATAACTCAACTTTCCAGCCTTCTACAATAACCTTGTTATAGTTGTTTGGTTTTAAATGATCTGTTCTGTACCTTCGGATAATTGGTTCGGCAATAAATTCAGTACCGTTGAGCGTTGCGCCTACGAAATGTTCGTCTTTTGCGAGAAGATGTTCCACTTCTGCTGCGAGCTCGGCTGCGTTTTTAATGCCGGATACATCGATGCCGCAGAAAAGTAAACCGTTGCCCAATTGCATACGCCTATTCGTCTGCTCATTTTTGGTTTTAAGCATATATCGTTACCCCGATTCTGATGCGGAAGATAGTACGGAGGTTATCTCGTGCCGCAACATGTTCAATAAAAGGGTTGCTGCGTATGATGCGTACAAACCCACTGTTTCCGCCGAAGGAGAGTGGGATAAGTTCGCCTTGCTCCGATATGGCGTCAGATATCAAATTTATGACAGAATAAACATCTTCCAAATTCGCCGCGTGTCCGAATATGTTTGCGCTTAATCCAGCTTCGTTTAATCCGCTCGGGTAAACTATGTTATATGTGATATAAGGTTTTTCGGTATTTAACCCGCGAGGTACCGTACCCTCCATAAATGCCGGCACAGAAAAGTTTGACCAAAACTCGTCTAAAACCACCCGCAGGTTTTCATAAACATTAGGTTGCTTCGCAGAGTTCTTTTTCAAACCTCGACTCACCCCTTATATTTGGTATTCTTTCGCCCGCAATTTCACAAACGGAGAACCTCATGCGTTTTGATGCCACATCCGGTGACCTGCGTGCTTGAGGCCGTGTAATGATCCTAAATTCTTCGCCGGTTTCGGCGCATTTGACGAAATCGTCAAACTCTGGCTTTGCTGCGTTATCGACGTCTGGTATGTACATGCTGTAGCGTACCCGCACATCTATGAACTGTCCAACGTTTGCGCGTCCTGCTTCGTTCAATTCTTCCATTCTGGGGCGGGTTATTGCGGCGCATACAATATAACCTTCCATGTTGTGCCAGCTTTCAGTAAATAACTTTTGGTCTTGCGTTTTTTTATAGAGATAGAATTTTTTCGTAAAGTTTACCATGGTATTCCTTTCCAATTCCTTAGGATTATCCCCTGGGTACATAGATGCACCCAGGGGAATGTTTTACCGTGCCAGTATCCCCAGCAACGTGTCGTTCATTTTCCTATATTTATCGAGAGATCTCCGGAACTCGTCCTCAAAACAATTGGCTCTATTTCCAGTAGAGTAACGATAGTCGCCAAACTGTTCGGATGCAAACGAATTACGCGGATTGTTCTTAATAAATTCCTCAATCTCACCAAGAAGAACTAAAAAATCGCTGGGTAGATTAAGTCTAAAGACGCCTGTGAATATATGCGTACCCCTATGGTTTTTATCTAGCAGGTAGCTTACAGTATCACCCCTGCGGCGACCGCGCGGCAAAATATATGCGGCGTACGTACCTGTTCCTGCATTAAGAATAACGGCGTTTCCCATATTCATAAATTCTGGCAGGCTAACCTTGCCGTTTTTCATCATAAATTCGCCGTATGTTGCGAAGCCATCCCAAAACGTGTTCCGCACCTCTTTTATAACCGAAAGCAACATAGAACCACGCCCTAAGAAACTGTGTGCCTGATTTCAAGCATACCGATATTTTTATTATCGAACACCCTTACCCAGTTTTCGCCGTTTTTAAGTTCGGCATTGGTGGGTGAAACGCCCGTGACGTTATTGCCTACAAAGGATACGCCATATGGGTGAAGTATGAGAGATTTTCGGAAGATCAAATAATCTTCACCCTTTAAGCCGTCGCGGCAAGTTTCCGCTTGTGTAAAGTCCACGGGTGTGCCGTCGCCGCGGCCGATAACGCCTTCGGCAAGCAAAAATGTTGAATAAGTACCGGTTGCGGGGTCAAACGGTGTGCTGTCGTCCACGATAACGCTGTATCCCCAGTATTCGCCGAAAGGCGTACCGGATGACGGGCGTATGTATGTTATCAAATCCTGTTTCTGTAGCTCCGTATAAACTGCAGAGTGCATAACGATAACCGCCAATTGCCCGAACGCGTCGCCAAGGAGCTGCTTTGCATCA